ATTTCTTTAGTTGACAAACCAGCAATAGAAAAAGATTTTATGGCTTTCAATCAGCGTAGAAAATTTGCTATTCAAAATGAAGAAAAAAGGATTATTTCAGGAGCTGCAATGTTGGCTGATTTGCCAATTTATCGTCGTGATGATTCTCGTGGTGAATATTACGTGGTATTCGATAAGGAAACCATTTATAAAATTGCTAAAAAATGGGCGAAAAACAACAAGTACAATAGTGTAAATGTCGACCACGATAAGGCAATAGACGGATGCGTTTTATTTGAATCTTATTTATTGGATTTTGAACGTGGTATAATGCCACCAAAAGGATTTGATGATGCAAAAGATGGTAGTTGGTTTGTTAGTTACTTTATTGAAGACGATGCAAATTGGGAAAAATGCAAAGATGGAACTTGGAATGGTTTTAGTGTAGAAGGCTTTTTTGATTTTGTAGAACCTATAGAAGAAGATAAAATTTTACAAGACTTGAAATCACTATTGTCGAAGTGGAATGGCAAATAAAAAACGCAACAATTTAAACATAAAACTAATATATATAAAAATGGACTCTAAAAGTTTAATTCAAGAAATCCGCTCAATGTTGAAATTCGACGATGCGGTATCAGTTGAAATGGCAAGTGCCGTTTTGACCGATGGAACGGTAATCAAATGGGAAGGTGAACTTTCTGTAGGTACTGCTATTTTAGTAGAAACTGCCGAAGGTGATATCCCAGCTCCCGACGCTACACACGAAGTAGAAGGTGGTACACTTGTAACTACAGTTGCTGGTATCGTTACTGAAATCGTAGAACCTACTGCTGAAGTTGAAGTTGAAATTGAAGCAACAAAAGAATTTGCAACAATCGAAAAATTCAATGAAGTAGTAACTAACTTAGAAAGCAAAATCGCTTTATTAACTGCACAATTTGAAAGTGTAGTAGCTAAATTAGAAAAACAAAGTGAAATGTTTTCAAAAACTGTTGACTTAGTAGAAAAGGTAGCTAACCTACCAAGTGCTGAACCAACAAAAGCCCCTGAGACGTTAAGCAAAAAAGAACAACAATTTGCAAACATTGTAAAAATCGCACAACAACTAAAGAAAAAATAAAAATATGTCATTTGTAGTATCATCACTCGCAAATTACACCAATGAGCAGAGTCTTAATTTATTAAGCAAAGCCCTATTCGGTGGTAAAACGGCTCGTTTAATGTACGACGCTGGTCAAGTTCAAGTAGGTATCAAATCTGCTGAAACTCTTAACATCCTTAACTCAGATGTTTATTTCCAAACAGACGGATGTGGTCTAACCCCATCTGGTCTAACAACTTTCACACAAAGAACTTTAACTGTTGGTAAACTTGCAGTTGAAGAAACTCTTTGCCCTAAAACTTTAGAAGCTAAATGGATGCAAACACAAATCGCACCAGGTTCTGCAGTTGCTTTACCATTTGAAGAACTTATTGGTTCTGAGAAAGCTGGTGTGATTGCTGAGAAATTGGAAATTGCTATTTGGCAAGGAACTGTTGCAACATCTAACACTAACCCTAACACAAACAAGTTCGATGGTTTTACAACTATCTTGACTGCATTAGGATTTGGTGGTTCTGGTGACCCTATTTCAGGAAACACTATTAGTGCAACTGCGGTTACAACTTCAAACGCTGACGATATCTTGGACGCTATCTACGCTGCTATTCCATCACGTATTGCATCTAAAGAAAACTTGGTTTGTTTTTGTGGAGTTGACTTCTACAAAAAGTTCTTAGTTAACTTAAAGAATGCTAACTTGTACCATTATATGCCAGAAGCTGGAATGATGGATATGATTATTCCTGGTACTAATATGAAATTAATCGCAGTTGGTGGTTTGGATGGAACTGACAAATTGGTTGCAACTCATTTGACTAACTTATTTGTAGGAACTGACCTTGCAAATGAAGAAGAACAGTACAAATTTGTATTCGACCCAATCAGCGAAAACGTATATTTCAAAGCTAAAATGAAGTATGGCGTACAAATTGCATTCCCTGACGAAGTAGTTTATTTCACCCTTTAATCTATATAATATATGCCGTGTTTAATTTCTCAAAGTTTTGCCCTTGATTGCAAAGATGCAGTCGGTGGCGTTAAATCTATCTATCTTGTTAACTGGGCTAAAACTGGCTTTACAGTTGCAAGTGGTGAAGTTACGGCAACATCAGTAGCAAGTGGGGATGTTTATTTCTATGACATCCCTAAGGCAACTGCATCAATGACTAACACAACCAACGTATCTGTTGAAAATGGCACGGTTTTTAACCAATGTGACATCGCTTTCAAGTTACGTAGATTGTCAACAACAAAGCGTAATGAGTTAAAATTGTTAGCTCAAGGACGTGTATTCACTATCGTAAAAACCAACAATGACGAGTATTGGTTGGTAGGTAAAGAATCAGGTTGTGATGTTAGTTCAATGGTTGCGAATACTGGTGCTGCGTTTGGTGATAGTACTGGTTACGAAATTACTCTACAATCATTGGACATCGAAGCTCCATATAAATTGCAAAGTTCCGTAGTGACTACATTAGGACTTTAATTTCTG